TGAAACGGTGGCTTTGTTTAAAAGAACATTGCGGATTGCGAGAGCATCCTTAACTACAAATATACCAGTACCCATAACAGCAAGCGCACCCGTTAGAATAGTTGCCCGTACTGTGAAAGTTTTAAGATTCGGATTCATTTCTTTTATGAATTTGGTAAACCCGGAAAGCCCCTCTGCCACATTTGCTAATATTTTATCAAATTCAACAGCGACAATTATTGATTGTCCGATAGTTTCCGTTAACGTTTTCCATCCTTCGTCAACACGTCTGCTTATATTCACAACGCTATCTTGTGTTCTTGCGTAATCGCCAATGGCATTCTGACTTTGATTTGTTGCTATTGTCAAGGCGGCCATCGCTTTTGATTGTAGAAGCGTCAATCCTTCAAGTTCCTGCCCTCTTTTGACAAGATTTTTATATTCATCAGAATCTTGCCTAATAACAATGCCGAGTGCTTTCGCTTGTTCTGATTCACCGAGCAATGCTTTTGTCAGTGCTTCTGATGCTCTTGCTGAACCACCTTCAAGATTTGTGAATGATGCCAAATCAACAGAAAGGCTGTTGACTTTCTGCGACATTTCGAGGGCTGCCTCGTCAGTGAAACCAAATCCCGTCATCAAGTCAGCAGATGTTGAAAGCATTTCTTTTGCGGTGCTTTCTGCAAGACCATAAGATTTTTGAAATTCTTCTGCAACTTTATTTGCAGACATTGTGTTTGTGTCAAAGATGGCATCAAACTTTGAAAATTGTTCCTGTGCGTCCGCTGCCGAACTAATTGCTTTTTTACCATAATCAACAATGGCCTTTGTGCCGATGGATATGCCGGCAAATGCGAATGCTTTTGTCGCAAAGCGGCGAATTTGCTGAAGTCCGCTGATTGTGCGTTTCTGTCCTGATTCAAAATCAGTAGTCCGCATTCTCATGTTCAATGTTGCAAAATCTTCAATAGCCATTAGGATTTATCCTTTTTTTAACATTTTGCGCTGATGTAATAAAAGCATCAGCCGATTCTTCTGAATTTATTTCGTCTGTATCTTCTTCAACATTTTTAAATGTTAACAATGCGTCTTGGATGGATATAGCATTCCCCGTACTGGCGGCAATTGCTTGTATTACTTTAGCGAAATAATATTCCGTTTTGTCGTGTAAAGTAGTTAGCTTTACTTCCTTATACATTTTCCACCATAAAAAAACTCGGTGGCTCATTTCCATTTCAAAAGGATTCAGCACACCGAGCATTTCAGCAATTTCAAATCTTGCCCGGCAATCCGGGTCATCGATTAGTTTTTTTTTGCTTGCTTGGATTCAGGTTCTATGATATTTTCAAATTCCAGCGTAAGTGTGGCAATCTCCGAAGCAATTTCTTGTGCATCTTCGGAATGAAATCTAACAAAATCCATCACTTCATTATATCTTGTTAGTTTTGGCTGAATCATACCATGAGTTACGGCAATAACCACCCTATCGGCAAGCGATGCTTCGGAAGCCCTTAGACCATTGTAGCCGTCCAATGCTCTAATTTTAACTTTGCCGCCGCCTGGAACATCAATCACCTTTTCAGGCAATTCACGAGAATTGCGGTTCAATAAATCCGCTTTTGAAATAAATTCAGACATAATAAAATCCCTTGTTTTTGTCTGTTGTATTAAGGATTAGCCTGTACCGAAGGCAATCCGGCGGTTCCACCACCGCTTTCAAGTACGATAGTAGCCGTAGGCTGGTCATTCAAGCCAGCATCATTGACGGTGTATGATTTAACCCACGCATTAGCGTATGTCACATTTTTACCGCTTGCGGTACTGGTAAAAGTAATCGTTCCTTTTTCGCCAAGAATCGCTTCGACTTTCACTTGTTCATCAAGGTCATGTGAAACCTCGATTGAACCGTCCACTATTTCAGGAAGATAACCGGGTTCAAATGATTGTGCATCTTCAACAAGGTCAGTTGTGGTATCAATTTTATCAGGTAATTCCATGCCGAATTGCTTCTTGCTTTTGGCATGTACGACAAGCGTGCCGTCCTGCGAGAAAGTTACCCTTATGAGATAACCTTTTGTTTCAATAGCCATTTTTCAATCTCCTTTTTAGAATTTTCGTTAATTCGATTATTCAATCAAATGTATATAATATATTTATTTGTCAACTATTAACCTGGAATGCCCGATAAACAATGGAAATAGGGATAAACTGCCAGTTATCATCTGCCTGCACCGGAAGCGCATCTGTGACATCAATAACAATGCTGCCATTGGCAAGCGTGATGTTTCCCAAATTCGGATTGTACAGATTTGCGATAATTACGGATTGTTTTTCTATTTCCGCCCGATTGCCGTCAGTGCCGATTCCGTCGGCTGATGGCGCATACACTGAAAGTTGATATATTCCGGTAGCCCCTTCATTTGTATCACTTGATGCTTGATCTGATGCCGGTAATAATTTTTCCTTGAGCCATAAAGATAAACCCTTTGAATCAAATGTCTTTCCTTCCCATGCAACCTTATTGTCGAATTGAGATAATACGGCATCAATAAAACGTTGTCTCAATGCTATTCTTATTGTTCTATGGCTAATCATTGTATTTGCCTGATTCTATTTCCTGTTTTAATTTTAAAGCAGTCATACGCACCATACCACTTGCTGCTTGATTGCTTGAACCTAGTTCCAGCGATTTAATATATGGCAGGCTATTGCTTATATTTAGTTCATCACCAGGCTTGGCGTTTGCAAATTGCGCCATTCCTCTTGCTGAATCAAGTCCGACATCCTCCGTTGCGGTTTCATCAACAAAATTCAACCCGGGAAACCAATTAGCTTTGGCTCTTCCTGTATCGACAGGTGTTAGATTTGTAATCTGTTGATATGCCGCTATTCCAACTCGTCTGACAAAATTTCTACCACCTTTATTAACCTTAATTCTGAATCTTACAATATCTTTTGAAAATGACATTTTTAACGCCTCAATTGCAATTTATATTCAGCTATGGAATTCCCGGAATAAATAGGCTCATGAGATACAACGGTGTATGTTTCACTGTTTGCGGTATATGTTGTCAAATTATTAGTGATAGAGGAAGTGACATCAACAGCGGAAACCAAAATATAATTATCATCTTTTTTAATATTTGTTCCGTCCATTTCCTTGATGCTATATCGTAACAATGGCGAAGCGGTAACGGGCATGTTAACGGTAGAACCTGCGGTCGATGTATCAGTCGCTTCATCGTAAGTACCAGGCACTTTTGTTGATAGGGTTCCAGAAACACCGCCTAATTCATCAGTCAATGTTTTTGCAAGTCCGTCTGCGCCTGAAAAAATATCATCAAATAGCGTATTTGGCATAATTAAGCCCTTATTGTAGCAATCTGCGAAGCTCCCCCAACGGTGGCATTTCCTTTAGGCGTTCCCAAACATCCGACCGCCGTAATGACCGCCTGACCTATCTGATCTCTCCGCATCATTCTATCAGCTTCGACTTCCATAACATCAAGTTTGGCTTTTTTGAATCCCTTTTCAAGCAATGAGGGTTTTTGCGATGGATCGCCGGTAAGAATGTACAATGCTTGTTCGCATGTCGCATTCGCTATTTGTAGGGGAATTTCATCATCAGGAAGCTCAACACCGTCACATGTTACCAATCCCGAACGTGGAAAACGTAAATCTTGGTCACTATCGGTAATTTCACCATCCCAGTTGAACATGAGATCAAGTTCCCTTGTCGCTTGAATCAATGATGCGTCTTTGTTGTCATTTGTCGCATCATCAAATACATCTGAATATAAACGGGAAACAAAATAAGTGATTGCATTAGCCCTTGATATATACGAGTTTGTTCCGACAACTATGGCCATAATTAGAACCTGTTATCTTTTGATTGATTTTCGGTTGCAGTTTTTTCCGGTGGCTTGCGTTTTTTGCGCTTCTTTTTTTTCTTTATCGGTTCAGGATTGGAGGGGATTGTATTTTGTACCGGTGCTTCTTGTGATTCGGATGATTCAATAGATGCTGTTTCGAGCATTTCCGCTATTGGTTGCGATTGTGGTTCATTTTTTTTATCAGGAATAGGATCACGCTTAAACCCGGTTTGTACATTTTTAATCTTTTCGACCGGTTTAGGTGTAGAATCAACAAGCCCCACGCTACGCCCCTGGCAGTTGATAGTGTGTTCTTTCCATGCTTGCTTGCCTTCCGGGAAATTCATTCCACATTTCGTACAAGTCAATAAAAATATACCCATTATGGCTCCTTGTTTGCGTTAAATAATCCACCGTGTTGAATATTTACAACACGGTGGATTGAGGAGAGAATGAATGTTACCTTGAAGCCTGAACGATGTAAGCGTCCACCTTTTCAGATACTTCACTTGCTGAAGTTGTTACTTCGAGCTTGTTAAATACTGAAAGATCACGATTACTTGCGATTCTGGCTATTTCATCACCTGCCGCAAAATCAAGAGTATCTCCCGATGGCGCACCACGATAAAATAATGCTTCCTCTGCGAAAGATCCCGTGCGAGTAGCGGAACCGTGTATAGCAAATTCAATCGTTTCACCATCAGCAATAGAAATTGCTGTATTTGCTTTCACAATTACCTCGCTTGCATCCTGTTCACCGCCGAACAGAAAAACATCGGAAAGTTTCGCTGTTGCGTTTGGCAGGGCTTCGGCAGACCAAATCTGATCCGGTGCTGCTTTCAAATCATCTGATATTGTTCCTGTAAGTGCCATTTTTAAATCTCCTTTTAAATGGTTTTTATATTTAGCGGTGATAATCGATCCACCGCTTTGAACTTCATCGGATTGGCGTAACTACACTGTTACGTCGGTTTCGGTTCCATTAAGAACGTTGTAAGTTCCGATTATCGGAATTCCGTTCCATGCGTCAACCACTGAATTCACCTGATTGTCGCCATTTACAAGCTGGAGTTTATCCAATTTGTAGATTGATCCGAGATATGCTTTTGCTTTCGGATGGCAATAAATGAATGTGGTTCCGACTGCTCCACGAGCCTGAAGAATCATATCATCCATCATTGTTTGTGTTGCAAAAGTACGAGTTCCGGCAGGTGCATCATTCGTAATATCGTTATTCACGATCCCCGAAACATAACGGGCATTTGCAAGCTGAATTCCAAAATAGGTTTTCATCCGCAAACCATAAACGATAACGCCGTCGGAATCTTCATAGATTTCACCGCCGTTAATGGGTTTCAGGTCGAAAACTTTACCGTTGCCGAAACCATCAGCATCATACAATCCGGTAACTTCGCCAGGCACATAATGCACACACATAAATGTGTAGTTGACATCAGATGAACCGCCGCCATCAATGAGATTGCTGTTTGCTGACGCATAAGCCCGGAAATTGTTATAAAACAATCCAGATTCCATTGCGTTGCCTGTTGAACGCAGAATAGAGGGCATTTTCTTGGCAAAATATACAGGTGCGCCACCATATTTTTTTGCTTTGTCCTCACCAACTTTAATCTTTCCGCCAAGAACGGATAAATCAGTCTGGTGCAATTCGCTGTTTGCGTTTACCGAGGGCAATGCTTCATCAAGATCAACGATGTCGCCAGCGTCAATTTCGGAAACTTCCTCGTAAACATTTGACAATCCATGTGATGCCGCTTCAATCGGCAGACCACTTAGGATTGGTGCTTCTTCTGTCAATGCGTCAACCATGACAGCCTGTTTTGGTGCGTTCTTAATCGCAACATCACGAAAAAATTCTGTAAGTGCCATTTTTTATTTTCCTTTATTTTGGCTCGTAGACATCTTCGATGATTTCCTTAAATGTCTGCTTGCCGTTGTTGTCTATTTTTGCGCTTCCCGGTTTAGGAGATCCACCTGCGCCATTCGACGGTGCTATCCAATGTTTTGCGGTTTTTACGGCTTCCGTAATATATTGCTGTGGAGTTAATCCAGGTGCAACGCCGCAACCATCTTTCGTAATTACGCTACCATCTTCAGTTAAATCAAACATGGCTGATCTTGCTAGAACGTCAGGTATTGCTTCGGATCTTACAATATCTGCAGCCGCTTCACGCAATTTTGAGGTTATTGTATTGACTCGTTTTTCTGAACTCAATGAATCCCGATCCGTTGTCACTTCGCCTAATTGGATTTTCAAGGAATCGCACTCTCTTTCTATCGGCGCAATTTTCATTTTTAATCTTGATTCCACTATCTTGTTGATAGCTTCATCATCGATTTTTCCACCTTTTGCTCCGGCGATTTTTAGTTCTTCGAGTTCTTGACTCATTGTAGCTACTTTTCCAACATCAATGCCGTCAAACTTTTTAAGGTCAGTTTGTGCGGTATCACGTTCCAGTCGAATAGCCTTGTTGGTCGTATTCAGTGCGTCAATATCTGCCTGCGTTTTAATTCCTTCGCCTGTTAAACACCACTTCCCGTCACGTTCAGCGTAGTTTTCGACCAGACTTTCAGGAACTTCCTCTTTTGTTGCGTAAATCGCTTTGATTAACATGGTTTAAATCTCCTGCGGAATCACTCCGCTTTATTTTCAGTCATCACGACTGCCATTTTGTCTTCTATATATATTTATTTGTCAACTATCAAGCCAGCTTTTATAAATGCCTCCTTG